ACGCAACGGCTGGCCCGATCCTGATGAAGAAGAAGAGGATTCTGAGGGAAACTGACCGAAGAGGCGGTTAGCGAGCGTATTGCGTTTCTGCGGCAGTACCTAGCCACCTCTGAACTCGATCTACTCAATGTCTACTCCGAGCTGCGGGCCTGCCCTGCAGGGGTGGATATTGGGCGGGAAGAATTTGTTCGTCTACCTCTTAAGCTCATATACGAGATGATTCGGTTTGGTTCCGAACAGCAGAAAAGGACTGCAAATATCAATTCAATATCTACAGCACGGCTTGCAGGAATTATTATTGGTATTGCTAAAAGCTTCAGCAAAGAGAAGACAGGCGACGTCAACATCGATCAGTTGTTGCCATTCCCGCTCAATGAAGAAGCTAATCTCTTCGTTGCTGAAACAAGAGAGATATTTAAGGGTCTAATTGCTAAGCGTAAGTTGCCTGTCTCGGTGATTGCTTCTCTTAGCAAAGTTATTAGCACATAACCCGATAAAATTAACTTACGGCGTGGAGTTTCTGTGGCTCAAGGTCAATATACTTATAGGCTTGACGTTGAGAATGCAGCGGCTCTCCGTAAGCTTGCTCAGTTTGCGAAGGCTTCTGATAAGGCCACGCAGCGGATTGAGAAGGATGTACGGAGTCAGAAGAAGTCACAGCAGGAATTAGGCAGGCAGCTTAGAGATCTAAAACTTAAATATAAAGATGCGCAGAATGCTGCTGTCAAGTTTGGCAAGCATGACGACAACAGAGCGCACATAGAGGGTCTGCGAAGAATAAAAAGGCAGATTAAGGAAACACGAGAAGAGTACGCAAAAGCAAGACAAAGCGTTCAAAGATTCAACGCTGCCCAGAGAAATCAGCGTTTGGCCGGTATGCCCGGTCAATATGGCCGTCCGATTGGTCCTGCAGCCCCGATGCGTGGCTTCAGGGGTAATACCGGAATGCGAGCCGCCATTGGTGGTGGTTTCGCTAGCGGGTTGGCCGGTGGAGGTGGCGGTGGCCTTATGGGTTCCGCCGTTGCAGGTGGTGTTGCAGGCGTTGCTGCAGCCGTTGCAGGGCGAGCAATCCAAGCTATTGAGGATCTAGCCCGCGCAACAGCTCAATACGCCAACGATGCTGCAGTAGCTGCTGCTCAGACGCAGAAGATGCAGATCGCCCTCAAGGGCGTGACAGGTGCAGGATTCGTCGATGCGCTGGCAGACATTCGCCAGGTCACTAAGGACTACAACGTCCCGCTGCAAGACGCGACGAAGAGTTTCACACGTTTTGCCGCATCAGCTAAAGCCTCTGGTGTCGGTGCAGAAGATATAACTAAATCCTTCCGTGGATTGATCGCGGCGAACAAAGCTTTGGGTGGTTCGCAAGAACAAGCAAACGGAATTTTGCTTGCTGCTACACAAGTATTCGGCAAAGGTAAGGTCTCTGCAGAAGAATTAAGAGGCCAAATCGGTGAACGTTTGCCAGGTGCAGTTGCGCTCTTTGCAGAGTCAATGGGCATCACAACTGCAGAGCTGGACAAGCGTCTTGAACAAGGCACTGTATCGGTTGAGGACTTTGTCAATTTCACAAAGACGCTGCTGCAGGATTTTGATGCTGAGGCGCAGAAGATCGGTCAAAGCTCTACAGAGGCAGGCCAACGTCTGGCAAACGAACTAGATGAGTTGAAGCGAAATATCGGTAATCTTCTGATGCCGATCGGAGCTGCTTTCCAAGACGTTTTCGGTGAGATTATTAAGGTCATCAACGGTGCTATCCGTGCCCTCAACAATTTCTTGGGTCTGGGAACCGAGGGTGCTATCGCCAAGACCGAGCGTGAACTTGAGGACGCTCGCCAGCGGTACATCGCAAACCGTGGTGGCGGTGACGATAAGGGATCTTTCCGTCGTCGAACGGCCGCAAGTCAAGCGAAAGGAGACATAGCGCGTCTCACCGCCAGACTGCGTGAGCTTAGAGGTACTGGTGAAGGCAATATCGAGCAAGGCACACTTGTCACCTCACAAGACCTCATCAACAATCGCAAAGGCAAAGGGACAGATATTGCTGGTCAAATCAACAGAATTAACACTACGAATATCCGACGTGCGGCTGAGGCAAGAGCCCGTGAAAACGAGAAGTTCGATAAGCAGCGTTTCAAGCTGCTGGAACAACTGCGTCGTAACGACGCCAAGATTGCAGAGGCGCAGCTCAGCGGCACACAACGCGCCCAGCTAGGCATTCTGAACACCTACCAAGAACAGAACAGAGCCGTTGCTAACGAGATTGCCTCACTGGACATCGCGGTTGATAAGGCAGAGGCAAAACTGAAGGCAGCGCAGGGTCAGTTGGCCGCTGCAGCCCCAGGGTCTGTAGATGCGGCTAGGGCGGCGGGACTGGTCGAGCGAGCGCAGATAGGACTTACCGGAGCCCAAGACCGTCGTGCGCAATTCGGTGAGTCAGCCGGTGACCTAAGAGCCGACAACCTGTCTATGGCTATCGCCCAGTCCACACAAGGCTTCAGACAAAGGGCAGAGGCGGCAAAGACTGAAGCAGATGCCTTGCGGATGCGTAACCGTCTGGCCATGGAGGGGATGTCTGATGCAGAGATCAATCGTCAGCTCCAGCTAGCGGAGATTGAGAAAGAACGCACTGATCGGATCGCACAGGCGCAGAAAGAAAATCTGCCAGGCCTCAACGACTTGATGGCAAAGATCAACGAGGATGCGGCTAGTGCAGAGGCGGCAATCAATGACTTAACAGAAGCGCAGCTACAAAGCTCTGATGCGTTGAGGAACTACGTCGCCACTTCGATGGAGTTTCTTACCAATGTCCGTGAGCGTATTGCAGAGATTGCTCAATCAATCGAACAGTCCATATCGCAGTCGATTATGGGAGTCGTAAGTGGCACCATGACTGCTTCAGAGGCTTTTGCCAATTTCTTTAAGAGTGTTGGTCAATCCTTTATGCAGCTGGCTGCACAGATGATTGCCAAGCTTATTGTCATCAACCTTTTGAAGAAGGCTTTAGGAGGTTTGTTTGGTGGTGGAGCAAAGGACACATCGAGCCTAAACATCGACGGTATTGACCAGTACGTTGACCCTTCGATTTATACAGTCGAACCATTCGCGAAAGGTGGCATTGTCACTAAACCAACTAACGCGATGATTGGCGAGGGTGGCATGAACGAAGCTGTTGTGCCGCTGCCCAACGGCCGATCTATCCCTGTTGATTTAGGTAAGAATGCAGGTGGCGGTGTGACCACAAATATCACCGTTAATGTGGATCAAGGTGGAAACACCAGCACTGAGACTGACGGTGATCAAGCCAACAAGTTGGCAAATGCCATCGATGGTGCCGTGAAGCGCGTCATCATGGATGAGCGCAGAGTTGGAGGACTTCTTTACAATGGCCGACGTTAATTTAACCCTCGACCTTCGTATGGAGGTCAACGAACAAACCACACACCGTATCCGTAAGTATGGTTTTGGGGACGGTTACGAAGCTATTGCGAAAGACGGTATCAACACTAGGTTGACTGAATACAACGTCACTACCGAACCCATCAAAGACGCAACTACCCAAACGACCTTTATCGCCGATCTGGATAAGGTGGCCACGGGTGATTATTTCCTTGCTACTCTCGCACCATTCAGCACAGTCCCTCGTCGTTACAGACTAAAGGACAATACTTATTCGAGACGAATCCTCCCCTCCAACAGGGCGATGACATTTTCGTTCACTCTCGTCGAGGCTTATTCCAATGCCTAACGAAAAGCTTAGGACAGAGACAAGAAGGCTTACCCAAGACTCACCCATAACCCTTTTCCAAATTTCTGGAAATGCATCATCTATGGGAAGTTCATGGTCTAACGACCTTTACTTCGTCTCTCCAGAGCAATCCGGTGGCACTGAGGTCGAGTACGTCAACCGCGATGGCGCTGTTGTGACCTATGTACCCGTACCTATTGCGGCTGGCGGTTTTGAACTGACGGGAAGCAACAATCTTCCTCAACCCAAGGTACAAATATCGAACATTGATGGGAAGATGACGCTGTATAACCTTGATTTTGAGGATCTAATTGGTTTTAGTCTTACACGAATCCGTACCTATGCCAAATACCTGAAGTCTATTGACGGTGTTGCGCAGGCTGGGTACGACAGTAATGCGCACTTTACTCCTGATACTTGGTGGTTTAATCGAAAGGTAGAGGAGACAAAGCTAGGTGTTGTGTATGAACTGGCATCCATATTCGATCTAGAAGGAACCAGACTTCCAAAACGCAGAATGTATAGTAACTTTTGTCCTTTTGAATACAGAGGTCCCGAGTGTAACTACACAGGTCCTGCGGTATCTTCGCCTGATATTTGCCCTAAAACTCTTGAGGCTTGTACTGCTCGATTTGGCGGTCAAAATGATCCACTGCGATTCGGTGGTTTTCCTGCAGCAACTGACCGCTAGCCCATGGCTAAACTTCTTCACAGACGTATAGCGCAGATTTCTAGGAAGGCTTTGCCGAACGAGGCCTGTGGATTTGTCGTAGATGGGAAAGCCGTAGCTTTAGAAAACAAAGCAGAAAACCCAACAGAGGCTTTCCTTATCTCCGCGCATGATTATCTGACCTACCGATCCGATACTATTTTTCACTCGCACCCATTAGGCGACCATACTTTTAGCGAGCATGACAAGCTTGTAGCTGCGAATATGGAGTTGACCTCTTATCTTTATGTAGTTGATGCTGACCGGCTTGAGATTTTAAGCCCAAGTGGTGACATACAGATTTTTGACAAGGTACTAGGTAAATGATGAAGATCAGGCTGGAAGGTGTAGCCGGTAAACGATTTGGCTACGAACATAACTTAGATGTTCGGACCCCGAATGAGGCTATTAGAGCCCTATGCCAGCTCATTCCTGGGTTCAGAGCATTCCTTAGTTCTGCGCACGAATACGGTCTGTTCTTTCAGCTACTGACAAAAGATGATCTAATCGGCTACGACCATCTGGACTTTGGGGCGTCTGAGATGACGCTAGTTCCTGTTGTCACAGGTAGTTTCTTCAGAAGCGCAATCGGACAGATTCTATTAGGTGTTGTCCTCGTAGCTTTTGCCTTCACAGGCTTCGGAATTATCACCTTCAGTGCTAAGGCTGCAACCATTTCGGCCGGTATTAAAACGGCCATCATGAGTATGGGCTTCGGCATGATATTCACAGGCATCGCCGGTCTGTTTGCTCCGGGTGTACCTGACCCTGAGATGAAGACTGAGGGAAGGCCTGCTGACGATGCGATTACAAATGCGGGAACTGCAACCGCTGCTGACGGTACTCCCGTTCCTGTGGTTTATGGAGAAACACTGGTAACCAATATCCCTGTTGTCAGTTCTTATATTCTTGACGGCAAAGATACTGAAGACGCTAAAGCATTTTGGCTTGGAGTATTGTCTGAAGGAGAAATAGAAGGTTTCCCCAATAACAAAGAAGATGACATATTTTTTAACGGACTGAAGGGATCAGCTGCTGGTGTTGATGTAGTTGAGTTTACTGACGGTACACAAAATGATGTTCAGATAAAGGAAATCAAAAACCAAGGATTTCACATGCAAATTGGGACATCGTTTCCTTTAGGCGGTGGTGACTACGACGAAAATATACCTTTGTCACAGAGCCCCAATACAGTTGTTGTTCGATCATTTAATCAACCTTATGCCGACAAAATCCGCATAAGAATTATGCAGGAGCCGTATTATCAAACAAGAAATTTCACAAGCAAAAAAGGGGACGGTGAATTTACATATCTTCCGTATGAACGTGATAAGGATGACTCAGGCGGTGCTAACAACCCTACTAGATACAGGCTTGAAGTTTTTGCTGATGGCGTTAAGTTTTTTACTCTTGAAAAGCCAACTGCAAGTGAGATTTTACATAATCAACTTGTAGTTCATGAAATCGATGTTTCAGGTAGAGCCCAACCTATTTCTGTAAGGATTGAGCGTATCGACAGGAACCAACCCCCTGAGCCATATAACTATCGTGGTGGTTCTGGATCTAGAAGTTATCAGTGGGTTAAAGGTGGTTTCACTTGGCTCTCCATGGAGGTTCTGTGGAATGAACGACTTGTCTACCCACATACATCCCTATTAGCCTGCAGTTTCAAGGCAGGAGCCGTGAGCCGAATCCCCGGCATCACCGCACTTATTAAAGGAAGAAAACTGCCTGTACTTAGACGAAATCTGAGTGTCTCATATGAGTGGTCCCGTAACCCTGCAAACGTGGTTCTTGATCTGCTCACAAACCCCAGGTACGGTGCTGGCCAAAGGACCTTCACAACGAATGCGCCGCTAAATCAGCAGGTTTTTCAACCAGGCATTCGGTTTGACGATATAGACAAGGCCTCTTTCTATAAGGCACAAAAATACTGCGAAGAACACGACATTACCTTTGATGCAACAGTCTCTGGTGATGCTGACACTATTGAACTACTGCGAAGTGTTACGTCAACCTTCCAAGGTCAGCTGATCTATCAAGGTGGTTATGTTTCTGTCGTCATTGATGACCAAGTCAAAGACACCAACCAGCATTTCTTATTCACTGATGCCAATGTGATTCAAGGTTCAGATGGTGGAGAAGCGGAGCCTGGATTTATTTATGAAGGAACTGGCAAGCGGGCGAGGACAACTGCAATACAAGTAAGCTACATCGACAAAACAAACTTCTATAAAGAAGCCAAGGTGCTTGTAGAGGACCGGGATGCGATGCAGAAGTATGGATACAACTTGAACAAGATTAGGGCATTGGGTTGCACAGATCGTGAACAAGCTAAGCGCATGGGTCGATATACCTTAGCCACAAATTTAAGATCAACTGAAACAGTTACGTTCAAAGTAGGCCCAGAAGGCGCATTGCTTCTTCCAGGCGATGTATGTCTGATCGGCGACCCCCTTAAGACACGAATTGAAGCTGGCGGCCGGATTGCATCTGCTACTACAACTTCGGTCACCGTGGATCGTGACCTTACTTCTGGTGTCAATTACACCGATGGTGGATGGTATTTATACACATACACCACCGGAGGGTTGGCTGAACGCAGCAGAGTTCAATCCATTACTGGACGAACAATCAACGTCATTGGTTTGAACCAAGCCCCCTCGTCAAATATGCTTTGGATTTTGGTGGATGAAGGCCCAACCAATAACACTACAAACCGATTTAACAGGTATAAAGTTCAGAAGATCACCGAAAATAATGACGGCACATATTCCATTATTGGTATCAAGTATGATCATGCCAAGTATGATTTTGTAAATAAAGGGGAAGCGGACTACGGCCAACGCAAAACGCTGAATACCAAAGTCAATAAGGCGCTTGATGGCAACAAGATTACCTTCAGAGTCCGTACAACAAATCCGATGCCCTAATGACAGCCATCGATCCTACATCCAGAGTGAGTGTATTCTGGGAAGCCCCCATGCAACTTGTGCCGGGAGCACTTGATTACGTTTTTGCTGGCTCGCTTGTGAGCGTAGAGATACCTGACACCAATATCGACAGGTATGAACTTGAGCTATATAACACGCAGTTACAGCAATATGTGAGTCAAGGTTATTTCTATCGAGAACAAGCGGATATTACTGTAGCTGATTCCGCAAATGTTAAGATCAGAATACGAGCTTTACTGCGCGACGAAACTAAAACTCCTTGGGTTGAGTCCGGTACACTCATTTTGTCTACTACGCAATTTGATTTTGCGGAGCCAGATAATTCTATTCTCTTGGGTTTTGTCTGATGTCCCTTTTTGGAAGAGACGCTAACGGTGGTGATGCTTATATTCGAGCGTCAGGTACGCCTAGTGCCACCGATGGACTCGTCACTTTTCACGATGCCTTTACTAACGACCTCAAGTACAAAGCGCTTGATCTGACTGCTAGCGCCGACGTCATTCCTCTGGTCGCTAATACCAAGCTTCGTGTCATGTCTGTGACGCTTAGCGCCAGTGCTGCTTGCAACGTTCAGTTCCAGACGGGCGCAACTGACAACGTCACTGGAAAAATCTATCTACCTGTAAACGGCACTGTTCAACTAAGTAATCCGCTTGGTCTCTTCGAGTCTGACTCCGGTGAAAAGATCAACGCTGTGATCACAGGTACTGCAAACGTTGGCTTGTCTGTTGCCTACCGCGAGGTCTAATCGTGACGAGAGTTCATGGCAAATTATTTAGTGATGGCCGCAACGGCCTTTTGGTTGTTAAGCCTTCTCAACCCTTCTTTGGTGTCGCTCGCCATGAACGTCATTTCGACGTCACCGACGGATCGATTGACATCAACCTTGATCCCACCCCGGCGGGGGTGACCTACTTGGTCGCTTACAAGGAAAAAGGGGACATTCGTAAGACCGATTTCACGCTCAAGTGGCGTGTGCCTGATCGCGAGGATTACGACATTACCCCTGGTGCTACACAGGCTTCGAGCACCCCGTCTGTCGTCCAGTCGGCCACTGTCTATGAGCGTGTCCAGCTGCGTCGTGCCGCATCTGAGCTTGGCGATGCCTTGGAAGAACAGGTTCGTCTTGAGTCCAGCTTGTTGAGCGCACAGCAACGCATCAGCGTTCTCGAAGAGCAGCTTCGTGATTTCCGCAATGCGTCAGAAGAAGCTTTAGTTGCTCGCGACAGAACAATCGCTCAAATGGCTGAGCAAACTGCGCCTGAGGTGCAGACCATTTATGTTGATCGACCCGTACCTCCTGCTCCTTTAGAGGAGAGAATTCGACGATTAGAAGCTGAAAATCAGCGTCTGACAAGCCTTAACGCTGAATACTACGAGTCTGTCGTACAACTGCATCAGTTACAGTTAGATAAAGCGCGTAACACACCTCCGCCAGTACCTGTCGAACAGGGTAATTCGCCGCAACAGCGACTACGTCGTAAGCTCCTAGGTAACTAATCAATGGCTCTCGATAATATCGCGGTAACCGTCAGAGAAGGGGACAGTTTTGACGAGCTGTACCTCAACATCGAGAAGCCGTGGGGTACTCCCTACAACTATTCCAACTCTGTACTGGTCGCAGATATTCGTCGTTTCTTTAACGACAGCACTAACCCTGCTTCGGCTGTGGATAGCTTTGGAATTGTTGAGCTTGACCCAACAAAGGGTCAGGTAGCACTCAAGTTAAGCAGTCGTCAGACAGAAGCGTTAGGTCGTGACGTCCCGATTGGTTATACAGAGCGTGGTTTAGAGCGGTCCGGTCTCGGTCTATCCGTTGATGTTTCTGATGAGCTTCAGGGCAAGTTTCTTTGGGACTTGCGTGAGTATTACTCAGAGACTCAAGCAACGATTAGCTCTATCACGCAAGGCACCTCGTTCACGACCACTGGTGGCGTTACTGCTAATAAAGTCAGAATTACAACGGCTGCAGCTCACAAACTGACGGTCGAGGATCAAATTATTATCAGCGGCACCGGTCAAAATGTTTACGACGGTGTTGATTTTAATGCTAATAAGCTCTCTATTATTAGCAGCACAGTATTTGAGATTGAGCCAACAACGGCTGGCGCACCTGCGTATTCTGTGGGATCCAGCCAGGGTACAATAGCTGTGTATAAGGAAGACACTCTGGCGATTGGAACGCTAGAGGTTATCCCCAGAATTTCTAGAGATTCAGTTAGTTAAGGTATTTCCTTATGGCCAGCGTTGAAGAAGGCGTAAGTGTAATTTCAGTAGGAAGGACTACGCCTGTTCCTGCTGGTCAAAACACTGCTGCAAACTCCCTACCTGTTGTCGTTGCATCGGACCAAACTCCGGTCCCGATTCTTGACAACCTGAGTGCCCCATCCCAGGTTCGTGATGACCTGCTGGGTATCCCCCGTGTTCAGACGCCCCTGGCGATCTTTGATGACACGAACCTCCTGGATATTGACCAAAATATCTGGGCTACCAACGAGCAAACCACTTCCGGGGTAAAGGTCACTCAGGTCAACCACCTGATCGACCAATCGGCGGCAGAAATTCGACTCAAGGTCGCAGCAGCCAACGGTAACGTCGGCAGCCTGATCACCAAACAGGCTTTCCCATACCAGACCGGCCGCATTACCAGCGCATCGTTTGGTGTTGCACTGTCTACCGACAACTCAGCCACGCTGGAGTTCGGCATGTTCGATGCGTCGGACGGCTACTTCCTTCGCGTCGTCGGCACCTCACTCTTCTACGTTCGGCGCACCAGCTCCGGTGAGCGTCCGTCTGATCACCTCAACGGCTACACCGCACAGGGCACCGACCCCACCACCTTCA